ACCTCTTCAAAGAATATCTCTGCTGTTTGTGGTCTAGCTACATATTCTAAAAAAAACTCATTACTTGGTGCTTCATCCATATTAAAAGCAGTTACTCCGTGCAATGCACCATTAGAGCCTCCTCCACCTACTGTTCCTGATATATCATACGAGTCACAACCAAATGCACCTATGTGGTCATTACCGGGATACTTAGTTCCATTCCTGTCAATCACCCTATTCTGCAAGTTCTTATTAGGTGTCCAACTTACATTGAACCTACCACGCTTATCAGGACTAAATACAACCTCACTATCCTTAACACCATTCTTCCAATGGAAGCTACCTCGTGTTATATGATGCTCTTTTATTAATGCATCGTTATAATCTATCTGCTGATATATTTTAGTTAGATTAAATATAGACTGCTTGCTTTCATCCCTAAATGCGTGTGATTCTGTTCGTGGGAACTGACGATAAAATTCATTGAGTGCATCTGCATCGTTCTTTAATGACGATACTTCATTCTCCCAATAGTCTACAGCACCCTGAGATATCATTTCATTATCTACTCCTAACACAGATTTAGCAGGCTTCCTAAATACAGGCATCCCAAATCTATCTATAAATCCTTCCATATTCCATTCCATAGGAATAAATAAAGAATACATACCACTTTTAGTCTGACCGTTTGAGTTACGATTTAGTACATTAGAATCGTTGTATAACTTTTTAAAATTATCACCACCTTTATTAAGTGCGTTGGATGTAGAACCCATCATACACTTACCTATAATCTTACTACCTAATCGTAAACACGTTTTAGTTACTCGCCAATTATTTAAAATATTATTTGGCTTTATCCACTTACCACTTTCATCGTGTACTAATAATAATAACTTCTCACCATCATAGCTGTTATCATCCGTGTTCTTCCAATCTATTGTAGTATCCAACCCAAACAACTCATCATCGTTTGTGTCGTACATATTCTTTTTGGTAATTTTTGCTGCCGGTATACGGAATGCAAGCTCTGTTTTCGGCTTGTCCATACCATCCATAATAGGTTTGAAGAAAAATGGTAGTCTACTATTTATAGGTACAACCTTATCAGTAAACATCTTCTTAGCATCAGAACCTGTTTTAGATAATATACCAACTCTAGCATCTTTTGCGAGTGTTCCTGTATTAACGCACTCGGATGATGACATAAATGAAAAACCTGAACGTCTAATCTTAAGGTATGTCATACCAAAACTTCTCTTGTCAGCCTTACAAGCCTCCCAAAATATATACAGTATACGATTTGCTTCACGATAGTCCGGATACCCAACATCAATAGATGTCCATTGCAGATACATATAATGTGCACCTGTTATATATGTAGGTACGCCATTGTTCATAAACCAATGACCATACTCTCGTGAATCAAATTCAGATTCAATATAATCTACCCATCTGTCTTTAAACTCAGACGGCTTATCGTTCCATTGAAATATAGATTGAATCTTCTGTAAGTCTTTTGGTATATCTTCTCTCTCCCAATACTGCTCCTCTTTCTTCTTGCTTCTTTGATGACATTTGCTTGGAGCAAGTGGCAATGCTATTGGCAACCCTTGTATAGATACTATCTCACCTATCTGCCCGGTCTTTGATATGATTACCATATCATACTTTTCGTCATATCCATACTTCCACGTCTTTGCCTTATTCTTTTTATTTAAGACATTCTTTGGAACGTAATCTTCTAATGTGACGTATAAGTTATTTTGACCTTCGTTCTGCAAATCCTTGTTTTGTATCTATTTTACTTTTACCTTTTTCAGCAGACTCTAATGCCTCCCTTTCAAGTTCTATTCTATTTAATATCTCAAACGCATCAAATATTGCTAACTTCTTTGTAGCTGCTGCGTTCTTTAATTTATCAGCAGCCAAGTCATCTTCCGGGTCGTGCTTTATTATATCTTCTTTAGCAACCTTTATTAATTGCTCAACAGCCCTGTGACCTGCCTCTATAATTTTTTTCTTTGTTTCCTTTACGTTCATAAGCTCATTGTTATTTGATGGTCATACACCCTATAAAGTTTTTCATCATCAACCGTAAACTCATACTCACTCTCAGGAGTAAAACTTACTCTATCTCCGGGTTTTATTCCCATAGAAGTAAGATACTCGTTAGGGTATTTCATTATACCTATAAGTGGCTCTTCAATACTATTTTTATATATAACAGAATCTTCTTTTTTAATAGGCTCTACAAAACAATATCTATCGTATGCATTCCAACCATTTTCGTTCTTATACATAAAGAACTGTTCGCTGTCTACAAAAAATAGGTCATCTTTAAAAAAGCTACGCCCACTCCTTTGCCTACCTTTCATATCATTATAAAACTTAAATACGTTGTGATGTACGAGTAAGGTATCTCCTACCTTAACTCTTCCTGTATAGCCTATTGGAAGCTCGACAACCTCAGCATATCTATTTGAAAACTTATGGTCTTCTTCTGATGTACTAACGACAAGTTCTAGCCCTGCTATCTCTTTTGTGTTGTCGTATCGTCTTCCTTTTAATGGCTTTACTATAAAGTAAAACGGTGATTTCATTAAAAGTTTATATTGTATTCAATAGATATAGGAATGGTTTCATTAAACTCTTTCCAAACAAATATCTCTTGCCCGGACTGTATCCATATCTCTATTGATTTTTTTTCTTTATTAAATTTAATTAAATGTATAGTGTGTGTATTATTGAGAACAGATTGACCTGTTATATAATGCATAGCTCCGGATTTATAATCAGGACCAATAGATATTTTCCTGATAATACTCATTAACCTAGCTTATATATTCTAATATCAGAAGATGGCACATTCGACCAAGGTCCACTATTTGTATGAATATATAACCCTCCTCCATTTACGCCTGAGCTATCTCTCATAATCTCCCAAGTAAGAACATCCCCTGCACTTACCTGTATAGGTAAAGTTAATTCATAAGGGAACATAATACCTGTACCTGAAAGCTCAACACCCTTAGTAGGTCCTGTTTGAACACCATTAAGTAATGCTCTAAATAAAGTTACAGTAATCCCACCTGAAGAGCCTTGTCTTTCAAAATTTCCATACCCATTAAACAAGTAAAGTCCTGCTTGGTTAAATGTAATGTTACCAAGTGCATCTAACATAACAGGGTCAGAAGCTGCTCCTTGAGCAGCTCCAAATGTTACCTGTAATGGGGAATCTAAGCCGCTTGGCTCTTGATTTGTGTTATCTACTGAAGATAATACCGAAGTAGAACTAATAGCTTTTAAAGATAAAATACTTGATATAGTATAGTTTTTAGTTTTACTTGAATCTTCTACGTCAGTTCCTATTAACTTATCTGTTAAATTAACTGATGCATCTATGGGGTATGTACTAATTATTGCCATTTTTTACTTCGCCTGTTTGCACGTTGATGAGAGCATCATCTCCGTATTTTTCTAATAATTTTTTTTCTTCTTTAATGTAAGTAGCCTTCATTGCCTCAATCTCTTTTAACAAAGCGTCCTGTGCAATAAATGTGTCAGCTATTCTGATTTTAACATTATTATATTCTGTTACCAATCCTTGCAATAGCTCTAGCTCTTCTTTAGTTAATTTTTCCATTTAATTATATTTTCTACAAATATAAAACTTTTTTATCTTTGCAGTATGAAGAGCCCACCGGTAATTATTTTTATATCTTTATATTTGCTTATAGCTACAGCGATTATAACTAATTTATTGTTTGTTAAAAAAGCAGAGAACAAGATTATATCCCCTAAATACAATACTATATCTGCCGATACGGTATATATGGCTATTGATAGCTTGGATTCTAAAAGAGATACAATTAAATTTTACTATGAGACAAAAGTTAGCAACTACCATATTCTTCCTTCTTCTGAACGTATCAGCTTATTCGCAGAACGTATTAATCGATAATCAGACAGGGGATACTCTAGTTACCATCACTCTTGAGCAGATGGATAATATATACATCGAGCTAATTCAAAAAGATAGTTTAATGGAACAAGCTATTATTAGCCGTTCTAAGGAACTTAAACTATATGAGCTAGTAACTATTGCCAAGAATAATCTAAAGTCTTGCGAGAAGGTCTTAAAAGACGTTGGAGATAGTAATATCTATTTATTGTCTGAAAACAAAAAGAAAGATAATAAAATTAAGAGAACTAGAAAGGTTGCCATATCAGCTATAATCTTTGCCGCTCTTAGTATCCTTCTTTAGATACATCAAAACAAGGGCAAGCCTTTGAGGAATACTCATTGTGACCGTGAACGGTACTACCCGGATATCTTCTCTTTAATTCATCTATAAGCCATATAAGTGCTTCTTTTTGCTCTAAGGTTCTTGTGTCTTTTGGAGTTTTACCATCTTCTTCAACTCCTCCTGCGTATGCAATTCCAATGCTATCTTTATTATGTCCCCTAACGTGAGCACCTACCTTTGATTCGGGTCTACCTACTTCAACCGTTCCGTTCAAGGTTATTAAATAATGGTATCCTATATCTGAGAAGTTTCTAGCTAGATGCCAAGTTCTTACCTCTCTTACTGTTACGTCTCTACCTTCAGGGGTAGCTGTGCAATGCACAATGATTCTATTTATGTCTCTCATTTTTTAGTAAATTTATCTAACGATGTAAGTCCAAATGCACCAAATGCAAATAGTGCTACTGCATTTACTAACGTGTCAGATGGCTTAATTGTTTCGTGGGAAAATGTGTTTGCTATAAGTGCAATAACTAAAGCTAATACACAAATCATACCTGCTACTCTTTTTGACGATATTGTACCTTTTTCGTCTGTAAATAATTCTCTCATCTATCTTTTAATCTATCGTTTTCTTTTTCTAAAAACTCGACCTTAACTCTCAAAGCGTTTACCTCTGCCGTAAGTTGTAGTACTTGATTCCTTAGCTCCTCTTTGTCATCACTACTTTGAACTAGTAAACTTTCTAAGTTTCTTACTCTATTTTTTAAGTCATCTCTATACTGCACGCCATCGTTATTTTGTAAGTTAATTTTTTTGTCATCTGACTTTGCTTTTAATCTTGCCTCCATATACTTCCATATAGATGCTGAACCTAAAACTCCGATTACAGTTATAATTATTTGAACGTAACTATCCATTTCTCTCTAATTTTTCTTTAAAAACTCTAACTGTATTCCAAAAAGCAAACAGCATTATAATTATCCAACCTGTCCTAGAACCTGTCATAAGACCTGCCATCGATAGATTTATAACAGTCATTATCGCAACTAGCGTAGCTATCTGTACTGCGATTAATCTGTACTTTAAACATCCTTTCCAAATTACAGCCCATAACTGAAATAATCCTGCACCACAACCACCTAAGATTAACAATACACTAGGATTATGGAACTCAACAATGAGTGCCAAAGGTAAACATATAACGTGGCAGAAAGCAATAAGGACCTCGTTAGGCTCGCTATCGCTGTACCAAAATAATTCCTTTACCTTTTTTAATCCTGTCTTCATTATTCTTCTTCAATAGTGCAGTATGAACTCTCAGGATACTGAGAACAATAGCTCTGCAAATATAAATTATTATCTCCTGCGAATGTATGTACAGCATCATCAGGGTTAGGATACACAGCTTCACTTGAAAATTTATCAGAGTCTTCGTTCCATAGTATATCTACACTCCATAGTGTACTTAAGTTCTCGCAGTTTCCTTCAGAATCATATGCATAACATATGTTCCCTATCTCTGCTACAGCATTAACATCAGACGTGTATGACACGTTGCCTTCTGCATCAGTAGTTGTAATGCTAGCCTTAGCTGTCTGCCAAGCTGCTTCATCTGTAAATTCGTATTTTTTAAAAATCATAATGTTGTTAATGTTGCTAATTC